CAATATATATTATTCTCATTTTATTAATTATAGTTTTAGTATTATTTGTATTTTTTGCAACATTATATCATAATTATCTTGTCAATGAAGAAGATATACGAGTACAAGAATATTTGCATGAAATCTACCTAAAAAGTGAAAAATTAGAAAAAAAATATGATCCTATTATAAATCCAAATTATCAGGTTGAAAAAAAAGATCATATCATCATTGTTAAAGATATATTGAATCAAAAATTTTTCGAGTATTTGCAGTATCAATTTATCAATAAAAGTTATGAATCTTCGAATACTATTATTAGAAAAGGTAATGCAATAGACTTTTTACAATTGCATAATAATAATCACTACAAAGGGTTTTTAGAGTTATTTTATTCAAATCGTTTATTAGATGTTTTATCTGATATCATGCAAAAACCAATTCAACGAACACCTTTATATGACCAGAATGCATGTTCATTATTAATTTATAGTAATAAAGGAGATTATATTGATTGGCATTACGATTTTTCCAATTATTATGGTGATCGTTTTGTTGTACTTATTACCCTAGTTAATAAAAATAAAGATGAAACAGATTTATCGCAAAATGAATTTCAGTATTTAAATAATAATAAAATGCATTCCATTCAAATGCCACCTAATAGTATGATTATTTTTAAAGGATCTGAAGTTTTTCATAAAGCAACTAGTATTGGAGATGGTGAAAAAAGAATCTTAATGTCTATGGTTTTCTGTGATATATGTCAACAAAAATCTACACTTTTTTCGGTATTCATGGAAAAAATTAAAAATTCAATTTATTTAACTTAATACTAACTTAATATAAATATTATAATTTTTTAAATTATAATATATTATACTTTATATGGTTATAAGACCAGATTTAATATTTTCTTATTGGATATTTGTTTGGTTTTTATTATATTGGTGTAAAATTACAACATATAACCCAAAATATTTATTAATAATAGGTATTGTTGAAAACTTAATAACAATTATTATAAGCATTTATTACAAAACATCATTTGTATATATTTTCTATTTTATTGTGATTATGATTATAATGAAATTAATACCACTTTATCTAGTTTGGAATAATTACAATAATATTGCAGATATATCAGTTTCTATATTTATTTTTATGTTATATGATGTATGGTTAATTATAAATAAAACAAATGTAATAATCATACAAGAAAAAATTCTTGATTCCATAATAAAAGAGAAAAATAGAACTCCTGTATTATGGTTAATAAATGAAATGATAAATAAATGATAAATTTATATGGTAGATATTTTAGATATCTAAGCTAACAGTATTTTTATCAGATTTTGGGCGTCTCTTACTGCGTTTGGGCATATTTCCTTCACTTTGTAATTCTTTTAATTCTGATATGCTAATTGTACTACTATCATTTCCCATATTATTAGAAAATGTATTTGATGGTGATTCTTGAATATTAATAGTCTTTGTTTTAAGTCCATTTAATATGTCAGATATGTCACTTGGTCCTTTCATTTCGGGACGATTAGATCTTGGTATATCTGTACTTCTTCCAAAATTTTCTTGTATATTAATTCCATCATTATTATCAAAAATAGGTCTAGCATTTGAGTATTTTGTTGAATTGTTATTTCCAGGGCGATTGTAAGGTGTTTCACTATTTTGTGTGGCCATTGGTGGTGGTGGTGGACCGTTAAATCCAGATGATGTCTCTGGTCCCATCATATTATTCATAAATCCCGAAAATCCAGGACTTGTTTGACTCATAGAGTTGACGGCGGCACTTTGAAATTGACGCATGAGATCAGGATTTTGACGCAATATGTCATCCATCCCAGGCATAGCTGATTTAAACATAGTATTTGTCATATGCACCATCATAGCACTGCCACCAAGTTGAAAAAGTAATTTTAATTCTGGTGCCATAGAAGCTCTACTTTTATATTTATCATATAATTCAGCAAAAACATCATCATAATCATTCAAATTTTCATTAATTTGATCACTCCATCCGTCAAGTTTAATATCAAAAGGGTCAAACCGATTATTTAAAAATTCAATACCATTAATACATGCCATCAGCATGTTTCCTTGGAATTTAACAGAATTAGATCTGGCTTTTTCTTCCATAATCATTTCATATTCACCTTGCATTTCAGCAAGCGGTGATTCCATAGTATATTTTTTGGTTAATGTGACACCTTTCGTTTCAAGAGTTTCTAACTTTCTTAAATATTTGAATTTTTCTCTCAATAGTTCTTCTTTGGACATTTGAGGTTGAGTTTGAACTGGTTTATCTGGATTCATAGGGACATTATTGAATTTAGAAAATCCATCCCATGTTTTGTGTTCAGTATCAGATTCAGCAGTAGCTTGACCAATACTTATATTAGGATTATCATCAAAACTTACAGAATGTTTATCTTGAAAATTATAATTTGTATTAAATAAATCAGATTTGCTTTCATAACGACTATTTGAATCATCATTTGTTAAATTATTTAATTCATCCTCTAAATTGGTAAGATCATCTAATTCAATATCAACATTTTTACTTGAATTTTCTTTTTTTTTATCATTCATAAGTAGTTCAATACCTGGTCCAAAATTAGAACTAGAACTTTTAGATCCTGAACCTGAAGATCCAAAACCAGAAGTATCCCAATTATCATTTAAATTTTCATTTAAATTTATAGTAGATATGTCAATAACGTCTTCCATTATGAATTAAATAGAACATTAAATTTAAGTATTAACGAATAATAAATATATATTTTAATTTTATGATATTTTGAGTAGATAAACTATATGGATGAATTATGTGAAAGTTTATTATTAATATACCATATAGATTGTAAAAAAGAATCTGCTAAATCATCTTTTTTTTTGTGTATTTTGAAAAATTCTTCCCATTCGTTAAAGTTTGTTTGAGACAAAAATTCTAAACATTGTTGAATGCCTTGTTTTTTTCTATCACTATATGTTAATTTTGTATTTTTATCAATATTTTTATCAATATTTTTAAGTTTATTAGATGCGTTCACAAAATCAATTTGTATATTATTTGTTTTCATAATAAAATATTGAGAGATCATACCTTGAATTGTTTTCATTCTATTTGCAATAGGACTAATTTGATTTTCAATGATAACTATATCAATACTGGATAGATGTTCATGAAGGATTTCATCAAATTTATATTGAATATTGCGACCAATTGTAACCAAATCAATTTTAGAAGCACTAATATTTTCAATAGGTTCAAAACAACTTGTATGTATATAATTATTTATTAAATCAAGAATATCTATTTTTTTACAAGGCTTAGAATATTCTATATTGTAATCATCCGCAATTTTGAATAAAACATCTATTTTTTGTTTTTTAAGATATGAAGCCTTTAATTGATTTGTTGGAATTTGAAATTGTTGCTTTTTAGAATGCGCTAAACAATAACATTTTGAATTTTTTGTAAATTTTGCTGGTTTGTTGCATACTATATTTTTTTTAATTTCACAGCATTTTTCTTCAATTTGTTGTGTTAGGTTAATGATGTCCCATTTTAAAATAATAAATTTATTGTTATTATTGTCATTATTATCATTATTTTTTTCTAAAAGACAAAATGCTAAATTTTTAATTCCAACATCAATACTAAGTATTTTCATTTTTATAGACTAATATAATATAATAAACTTGTTTTATATTATAACATTGATTATTTAACCATTTTAGCACCCATATAATACCACATAATAATAGATAATATGCTACCTACAACAAATCCATTTCCTGCGGATTTCAGTGTTTTTCCAAACGCGTAATAGAAAATTAAAGGACCTATTAAATAGGAAAGAAGTATGTAGAAAGCCATAATATAAAGAAAAGTCGTAAACTTTGAAGACATCTTTGAATTATAAAAAGAAAATAAAAAGAATTTTGATTTTTAATTTATTTAAAAAAATAGAAAACTTTAGTATTGTATAATTATATAAATGTCTTTTCCTTTAACTATTCAAAATACGCCGAGATGGAATGTAATAGATAAAACTGGAATTTTTATGTATGTGTCATCAAATGACACTACATCAATCCCGTTGAGTGGAACAGGTTATATTAGTAAAATTAATCTAATAACAAAAAGTGTCGTATATTCTTGGGCATCTATTTCATTCCCCTTAACCGGGGTTCCAGCGACAGATGCAAATATAGGATTAAGAGGTTTATCTATAGATAATACAAACACATATTTATATGTAGTATTACGAAGTAACTATGCGACTGCATCAGATAATAAGATTTATAGAATTAATTTAAATGGTTCACCTTCTGCTACTGCTTGGCTGAGTGGGTCTGGACCTAGTCCGTTTAATAATATGAGAGGTATAACAATAGATCCTAATGGAATTTTTATGTATGTATCTCGTGGTACCACTATTATTCAAATTAATATAGGAAGTGCGTTTGTTTCCAGCAGTTCGTGGGCGTTAGTTACTGGTGCAACTTTTCAAGGATTAGTAATTGATAATACCAATACATATTTGTATGCAGCATATGATAATAATATTCGTAGATTCACTATTTCGACTCCTAGTACTAACACAAATTTCTTACCATTAAATGTGATAAATAACACTAATGGTTTAGTTTTAGATAAATCAAATACATATATGTATGTATCAGATCAGAATCCTGATCAAATTAGTAAAATAGATGTTTCTTCTGCATCAGTTATTCAAGTAAATTATTTTACATCTGGATTAAGTACGCCATTAGGAATAGCATTAGATCCGAATGATACTTATCTTTATGCTGTAAATAGTGGTAATAATACTATTACGCAGTATGTAGTAACACCAATACCAATACCAACGCCAGTCCCGATAGCAGATATATGTTTTCCATCAAAAACACCTATTGTTTTAGACCAAGGAATTATTCCGATTGAAAATATTAATTCAAATATTCATACAATTAACAATAAAAAAATTGTAGCTATTACACAAACTATTACACAAGATTCTTATTTAGTTTGTTTTGAAAAATATTCATTAGGAATAAATTATCCAAATTTAAGAACAATTATGAGTAAAAATCATAAAATTTATTATAAGGGAAAAATGATAGAGGCTTATAAATTTGTAGGAAAATTCAAAGATGTGAAAAAAGTAAAATATAATGGTGAAATTTTGTACAATGTTTTAATGGAAGAACATGAAAAAATATTGGTAAATAATTTGTTATGTGAAACATTACACCCTGAAAATATTATTGCAAAATTATATAATAGTAATTTTGAAGAAAAATATAAAAATAAATTATTAAATATGATGAATGAAAGTATTATAAAAAATGATGTAACTTCTTATAAAAAAATAATAAGTAGATTATAAGAGGGATTTACATTGTAACATATTTAATAATTTTAATAATTATTGGATTGTTGTACATTTGACACACTAATCGAAGGTGAAATCATTCTGGCTTGCAATTGTTGTCGCGAGAGATATGGTGTTTTTAAATCACTGGTAGGATATCCAAACCCTGGCTTTTCAGTATCCATTACGGATTTGAATTTATAAGGAACATTAGAAGAAGGTGTAGTATTTGTCTGAACATGTGTGTTTAGTCCTAAATCAGCACATGCTTCTTGATTATTATATTTCATAATTTGAAGAGCATTATTAGTTAGATATTGACGATATTCCCAACTAGAAGTGATATTTTCTTGTTTTTGTATGCGTGTATTGACAACTGCTTCAGGTTGCCAAGATGCAAAATTTCTCCCGTCTGACATGATAGGAGGGAAATTAAAATGAATATTATTTGAACCGCTATAACAAGTTCCCCAAGACATTATAATATATAATAATAAGAAAATTATATATTATTAACATTTCATTAAAGTCAGTTAATATTCGTTTATATTAATCGTAACCGAGTAATTTTAATAATTCATTCTTTTTTAGTTTTGATGAATCAATAGATAGTTCTTTTTCCATAACAACTGCCCTCAATTTATTCAAAGACATTTTTTTATAATCTTGAGTTTCAGTATCTTTTTGAGTTTCATCTAAATTAGAAATATCAATTGACTTAATAAAATCAGTATTTGTTAAAGTTAAAGTTTCATTTTCATTTTTATTTATTTGTTGTTGTAATGTATTGTCTAGTTCTTCATCATTTATGTTATTTAACTCATCTGTAAAATCTTCATCATGATCATCATTATCGTTTAAATCATTATCGTTTAAATCATCATCATTCAATTCAATATTATCATGATTTAATTCATCTGTATCGTCATCATGATCGTGATCGTCGTTTAATTCATCAACATTATTTTTAAATAAATTATTATTTATAATAGTATCACTTATATTAATAGTCCGTATATTTTCTGTATTAACTAATAATTCATTATCATCATCATTAGATTCATCATCATCTGTAGATTCGTCATCATCTGTAGATTCGTCATCATCACATGAATCTTCCTCATCATCACATGAATCTTCCTCATCATCGGAAACATGAATTAAAGCATCACTAGAATGAGAAATAAAATTATTATTATCTATATCTATACTTCCGCCATTAGGTATTCCAGCAGATAATATTTGCATTCTGGATCGCATAAAACCAACTTCTTCGGCCATAGTCGAAACCAATCCAACCATTGAAGAAATTTTATGATTTTGATCATTAATTTTTTGCATGAATAAAAATGTTATAAGACCAATGATAAGTAATGTGATGCCTAAACAAAATAAAGTTGATTTCGAAAATAAATCAGTTAAACTCATTATTAGAGTTTGAATATATATTTTTCTTTTCAAGCGAACGAATTGAAAAATAATAGTTAAATAGACGAATTTAATATAATTTCTTTAGGATAACCCATATCTTCGAGTACTTTTATTCCACCGCGAACACTTGAAATGCCTTTTTTTAATAAATAAGTATAACTAAATTTTTTATTAATATCATTTGTAGTTTCCATATGAAAATTTTGAAAAGTATTATTCATTTCTAAATTTTTACATAACTCAAAAAAATGGGTTGTAAGTAAACAATTTACACTTTTAAATTTTGCTAAATAATTCATAAATGCAGATGCACTTGAAACAGCTTCTTCAGGATTAGTGCCCGAATATAATTCATCAAAAACGCAAAAATGATTATCATTTGGATTTAAATGAATAATGTCAATAATTTCTTTACACCTGCGTGCTTCGGCTTGAAATAAACTATCTCTCCCTGAAGTATCTGGAATATTCAAATAACAATGAATATTTTTGTAAGGAGATAATAATGCAGATGAATAAAATCCAACACCAAATTGTTGTGTAAGAATGATATTAATGAGAGAAGATTTAAGAGTGGTTGTTTTTCCAGATGCATTAGGACCAGTAATAATAATATTTTTATTTATATTTATAGAATTACAAATAGGACTATTATTAATAAGTGATGGATAATAAGAATTAACAAATTTGGTTTTATTTTTTTTATTTTTGTTGTATTTTTTGAATTTTGCAAAATGAATATGTTTTTGTTTTATGTTATCAGTAAGACCATCTAATGTATCTATGTATCCATTAAATCCAAAAGAATATAAAAATGCATCATTATAATTTTTGTTATCATATAAATCGTAAAAACATTTTAAAATATGACCGAATTGACATGCTTTTTGAATAGATAACTTATATGGATGAATTTTTTCTATTTTTTCTTTAAATTGTTTTAAAATAATTGTGTTTTCTTTTAATGTTTGATTAAATTGCGAAAATGTTTTTAGATTAGATGATAATAATAAAAAATTATTTACATTCTTTTCTGTATAATTTATATAATTTTTGATTTCATTTAAATAGATATGTATTTTTTTCATGTTATCATTGAATCGAATACATGTAAGTATATTTTGATAGATAGAAAAAATATAAAACATAGCACTAATAAGTAAATAAACTTTTTCATCAAATTTTACTGAATTAAATTTTGTAAAAAGCTTTCCGATTGCATGATTTGATGCGACAAGTTGAAGCACTTCAACATACTCCGAAAATGATAAATTAACTCCTTTTATTTGAATAATAAAAAAAGGTATTATAAGTATTATAATAGGGACAAATAATGAAATAACTGGTGATGAAAGACTATAAATGCTTAATACTTGAAGGAATGAATCATTGTGGTTTAAAAATTCCCAATAAGGCCAATCTATATATTGATATTTTTCTTTAAATCCAGTATCGTTTTTAATTTCATCCCATAGATTCATTATATCTTGAAAATCTGGACTAAAGATTTCTCTTTCATCTTCTGCTTCTTTACTCATTATTGATTTATAAGTTTTTAACAATTTTTGATTATCTTTTAAATGTTTAATATCTGCAGTGTAAAAGTTAGGATATTGTTCGATTATTTTTTTACCAAAAATGGTTTTTGGTTTGAATGTATATTCGTACATCGATGTGCCAGACGGATCTATTGTTTGTATTAATTCTAAATCTGATATAATATTTGAGTGTAATTCAATCTTTTCATTATATGAAATAGGTAATTTAAAATGGTTATTTATTTTTTCTATATTTGATATCATTTATAGAAAAAATAGAAGAATAATTATGGTATTTTACGAATATACAAATATACAAATATACAATAAATACAATTATAT